ATATTCAACACGTCCTGTTTTATAAGCTTCAGGATCCCACGGAATCCATATACCAATTGGACCTACAAATACATCATGATTTGGATCAGCAGTTCTTATCATTTTACATCTCAACTCGGCTTCTTCCTGAGTATTAAAAGACCCTCTGATCTTTAATCCACGAACAGATGTTTGAAAATTATTTTCTTTTTCAAATTTTTCATTTAATTTATCCTGATAAGTCTCAATAAATAATTTATAATCATCAGTCACATCATTTTTAATTAAATCATCATATTCTGAACTAACAAAATCTTTAAAATCATTTTGTAGAATATTAATATCTAGACCGGTATATTTAGAACTCATAAATTGTAAAAAATTATCAAACTTATTCATTGATGTTTGAAAATCCCATTTATTTAGGAATTGATTAAAATAAAATAATTCCTTGTTTTTTATTATTTTTTCAGGTGAGATAAAAGACATACATACAAATTTTTGTCCAGTTATAGTTTTATCTTCATCAAGTAAATCAATGTATTTATCTTCTTCATTCGCCATTTTAGATAAAGCCATTTTATATAAATATTTTTATATAATTATATTTAAGTTATTTAATAAGAATAATAGATTTTTATTGTATTTTATTGTATTTTATTGTATTTTATGGTATGATGGTTGCTATTGCAGCATACGCAATCCCCAAACGTTCTCTTAACTTTGAGGAAATTGCTTTAATTGCATTATCTGGTGCTGCTACATTTAGTATTCTTGATACATATTTACCAGTTATTGGTACATCCGCAAGAAATGGTCTTGGTTTTGGTATTGGTGCTAATATGGTTGGATTCCCAGGTGGTATGTAAATATATAAATTTAAATTTAAATATAAATATATAATTTGTTAAATATATATTTATATAGTTGGTATATACACCCAATTTAAATGCGCACATATCTGTTTCCAAATCCCATCTTGTTCAATACGCTTATCTCTATCCTTTAACATTTGAAAATGAGGAAGATATGACGTTTCGCCTAATAACTCACATAACTTAAATGCTGTATAATAATAATTTAAAAAATTAACTCTATTATCCGGACAAAACTTAGAATAAGGAACTTGAATATCCATAAATAAATTACATAATGTTTCTTCTAATAATGGTGACATATTAGGGGGTTTAATACCCAATTGTTCTTTTATAAATGGAATATGTTCATAGTATTTATTATAACCAAGCTTTTTAATTATATTTTTCGTTTCGCCATTTGTTATTTTTTTAATATCAATTCTCTCTTTTATAATTTGTAATTTTATATTTTCAATTATATATTTAGGTATTTGTGTTGTCTCCTTTCCTTGAAATTGTGCTAAAATTTCTTTAAAATGATTGATCCTTTTATAAGCATAAAAACATACCTCTTTCGGGGGCTCTTTATATGACGGCTTTTCATTATCAAATATATATTGAGAAAATACAAAACAGTTATTACACATTAATATCCCTTCGTCCTCCATTATAATTAATTCACCACTATTACATTTAGTACATATATCATTATGAAATAAATAACTATCTAAACTGACTATAGTGTTATTTATATTGCATAAATATTTATTAATAGTATCATTTAACTTAAAAGTTCCATTATCATTATCATTACCATTATCATTACCATTATCATTACTATTATTATTATCATCATCATCAGTTTCGCAATTTATTTTAAAAAAAGACTTTATCAATTTATTTTTATTTATGTTGTTTTTAACTGGCGTATCTGATGTTATATTTTTTTTATTCTCAAAATAATCAAATATATGTTTTGAATTATCGAGTAAATAATCAATCTTTTTCTTTTTGATCATTTTAATCTTTTTCTTTTTAATTTTAATATTATCAATTATATCAAGAGTGGTTTCTATATTATTATGTTTATTCAATTTATTTTGTAATTTATATAATGATTTTTCAAGTTTAGGTATTTTTACATCATCATCTTTTTTAAATTCATTCATAAAATTTGTATGTTGATTATCAAGTAATTGTTTCTTAATTGTCGTGTTCTTAACAGAATTGTCTCTATTATTAAATAATTTATCATTATTAATATGACCACTTGATTTATCAATATTTTTTAAATACATGAAATTATATATGTTAATATATTTATTTAAAGATAAATATAATTAAATCAATTTATCATTTTATTATTAAATTAATTTATTATTAAATCAATTTAATAATAAAATTATTGTATTTTATGTTTAAATTATACAATACTTTTCTTATACCATATTAATACAATAAAAAAATAATATGGACGACGTAACCAACTATAACCTTTCACCAAACTCTACAAAATATATATTAAACCATAATTACCAACAAAATAATAAACAATTTAGGGAGATTGAGTTTGTCAATAATGCTATAAAAAATGGATGGTGTGTTATTTATAAAAATAACAAATATACATTTTCAAAAAAACACCATAATAATTGTAAAATATTTGACGATGATTATGTGTATAAATTTATACTAGAAAATGTATATGATATGTCCAACTAGTTATATGTCATATAACTTACTAATATATTGAAAAATACATTGATTATTTTGATTATTTTGATTATTTTGATTATTTTTATTTGTTTATTTAGTTTAAATTTGAAAAATTATTATCTTATGTTATATTATAAAAAAGAATAACTATGGGAGGTGGATTAATGCAACTCGTCGCTTACGGAGCTCAGGATACATACCTAACCGGTAATCCTCAAATTACTTTTTGGAAAGTAACATATCGTAGATATACAAATTTCGCTATTGAATCAATTGAACAAACATTCAATGGTCAAGCCGATTTTGGTCGTCGCGTACAATGTACCATTAGTAGAAGTGGTGATTTAATATACAGAACTTATTTACAAGTAACATTACCCGAAATTTCAACAACTGATGCTACTGAAGCTCGTTGGTTAGATTTCCCCGGAGAACAACTTATCTCTCAAGTAGAAGTTGAAATTGGTGGACAAAGAATTGATAGGCAATATGGTGATTGGATGCACATCTGGAATCAATTAACCATGTCTACTGAACAACAAAAAGGTTATTACAAAATGGTCGGTAATACTACCGAACTTACATTTGTAACCAAATCTGCTTTTGCTGATGGTAATGACTTCGGTTGTGGTACTGGTTCCACCAACGGTGGTAATATCTGTGCCCCTCGTAAAGATCTTCCAGAAACAACCCTTTACGTTCCTCTTCAATTTTGGTTTTGTACTAACCCTGGTCTTGCTTTACCATTAATTGCTCTTCAATACCACGAAGTTAAAGTAACACTTGACTTCCGTGCTCTTGATGAATGTTTATGGGCAATGGAGCCAAAAGCTTCAGGTGACACTACACTTGTCAAAGCCACAACCGCATACAGCAAATCTTTAGTTGCTGCTTCTTTATATGTTGATTATATCTTCCTTGATGCTGATGAACGTAGAAGAATCGCTCAAAACCCTCATGAATACTTAATTACACAACTTCAATTTACTGGTGATGAATCAATTGGTTCTTCTTCCAACAAAATTAAATTGAATTTTAATCATCCCGTAAAAGAACTTATATGGGTTGTTCAACCTGATAGAAATGTTGATTATTGTGGTTCATTAGCTAAGGCTACTGGTACTGCTGATAAAGTATTAGATTCTTATGAAGCTAAAGGTGCTCAACCTTTTAATTATACTGATCAATTAGATGGTCTTTTAAATGACATGACTGTCTTTGGTGCCCAAAATGTAGCTAATGGTTTCATTACAGACGAAGGTGAAATGGTTGCTCGTAGCATGAGTGATCCCAATACCGCTGTTGCTACTGCAAACTTAGCTGAGGTTGGTTCCGCAACATCATATGTTCTTGGAGAAACATCTCTTGATATGCATTGTTGGGGTTTAAATCCTGTTGTAACTGCCAAACTTCAACTTAATGGTCAAGACCGTTTCTCTGAACGTGAAGGTTCTTACTTTTCTTGGGTTCAACCTTACCAATCTCATACTAGATGCCCAGATGAAGGTATTAATGTATATTCTTTCGCTATTCGCCCTGAAGAACATCAACCTTCTGGAACATGTAATTTCTCT